ATCACTAGATGTTGCACTACCATTATAAGATTGAGGTACAGCACTAGATGTTGCACTACCATTATAAGATTGAGGTACAGCACTAGATGTTGCACTACCATTATAAGATTGAGGTACAACACTAGATGTTTCACTACCATTATAAGATTGAGGTACAACATTAGATGTTTCACTACCATTATAAGATTGAGGTATAAAACTAGATGTTGCACTACCAATTAAATTATTTTGAAATTGTATATCAGTTGTAGTATTATCAGCTCCACCAAAAAAATCAGACATAGTTTTGTTGTTTAATTTTATATCTACATTAACTCCTTGAGATTTTAAAGTTGTAAAGAAACTTTTAATATTTTCAATATTTTCAATTTCATCACTACCTCCTTTTTGTTTTTTAGATTTCTTTTTTTTACCACCACCTTCTTTTTCAAGAATATTTCTTAATTGATTTTCTAAACTTGCAGTTGTAGTTTCTGAAACTGTTTTTTGTTTAATAGAAGATGTATCAGAGGTTAACATCGAAATAAGTTTATTAACATCTTTAGATGATGAAATATTTGATGTAGCGGAAAAGTTTCCTCCATTTTGAACAGATGCAGGAGATGTTGCACTATTAGATTGATTTGAAGCGACATCAATTACTTTTATCCATTTAGGTAGGGAAACATTAGATTCAGTAGTTGAGTTAAAGATGCTTTCAAAATCTTCTTTTAAGAATAAATTAGACATACTTATATATATTAATTTAGAAATAAATAAATTGTAAAAAAATATTGTTTTTTAAATATTATTTTTTATCCAATCTATATTAATATATATTAATGTATGTTAATCAAGTTGATGATCTATTTGATAGCATTTTAAATAAATTTTATGAATTTTTAATAAAAGATAAAGTATTTGATAAATTAAAATTAGATACAAATTTTGTAAAGTATCAAAATGATATTTTAAATTTAATAAAAAAATTTACAGATACAATATTAAAAAAAGATATTATTGATATAATTAAAAATGAATCATATTATGATATAATTATAAATATAATTAAAAGATATTGTGCATTTTATATATATTTAGGTATATCTTATTATTATTCAGGAGGTCGTGATTTATATATAACGAATATAATAGAAACTAGTAGATATCAAAAAGATTCTACATTTCAAATTACAAATTTTTTTAACAGTGAAAATAATGCTAAAATAATTACTTTTTATGTCGATATTAAAAATTTTTTATCATTATTAGATTTTAAAACAATTGATAAAATTAAAATAATTTTATCTAATAATCCTCTTAAATTTGAATCAACAATAAGATTATTTAATGATTTAGGTGAAGATTATATAATAGAGTATTTCTTAATAAAAGATAATTTTCATAATGTAATCAAAGCTTTGATTTTTAAACAAATTTATATGAAAGAAGAAAAAAATGAAATAATAAAAATACTTAATCAACAAGAAAAAGATAATGCCGAATATAAATATATTGAAATATTAGTTTCAAATGAAAAAAAAATAGTTGATTTCAATGTAATTCAAAAATTTTTGAATATTAATCAATTAAAATCAGGGTTAGCTGAGGAAATATATAATTATTTAGAAGAAACAAGAGACACTAAAGATTTTATAATTAAAGAAAATAAAGATTTTATGAACTATCTTTTTTCTAATGAAATTATTATACCAATAACTGAAGATTTTTTACGTTATCATAAAGATACTGAAAAATATGATCCTGAATCATTAATTGAATCAGATAATATTAAAGAAAGAGATGCAACTAAAATTAAATATATTATAAGTAAAATGAATAATGTAAAAAATTATTATTCAGCAATTATAGAGAAAAATCCAAAAATTAAATTAGAAACTGAAAAATTATTTTTTAAACCCCTAGATCCTAAAATGGCAGTTTTATATAATGATGATGAAGAAATAAAAATAATTCAAAAATTAATAGTTTCTGAGAATACTACTGATTATGATTTATTAGTAGATTTAGAAAATATACGTAAATATGCTTATGTTAATTTTAAAAATTTTTCTAAAGATGGAATTAAAATTCGTCCTTCAAAAACAATACAAGGAATAAGAGCTACTAATTTGAAATATAAAGGATCTGAATTAAAAACACCAATTGAACTTAGAATTGGACACGATAATATTGATATTAATATTATCGGTATTGCATGGAATCCATCAAAAATTAAATTAGATTGTTTTGAAGCTAAAGATTTATTAGATGTAAGAAAAGTAACAAATGATCAAAATGGTTTTATAGCATTTACAGACATAATGAAAAAGACATTTAATGAACCAAACAAGAAGATATATTATTGGATGTTTGATAATAGTAAAGATAAACCAAAATTAGATTCATATATTAATTATAGTGTAGATGATGTAAAACGTAATATAGAAATAATGATTGGAGAAATTTATAATAATTATATTACATTAGTTCAAAATAAAATAAATTATTATATTAGTAAAACACCTGAATTAAATATTTTGTCATTTGAAAGAATAATTAAAAATTATTCAAAAAAATATTTTGATTTTAATTTAAAATCAAATATTAAAAATGAAATTATAGAAAAAGTTATAATAGATAAAATACCAGAACTTACTGTTGAACTAGATGATGTTGATTCATTAATTCCTGGAAAAAGAGAAAAAATCATTAAATTACCTATAATAAATAATAAAAAATTAGTTTCAAGTACTATTGAAATTGGTTTTGATAAAATAGATGTATCATTAGAAATGTTACAAAAAAATATACCAATATGTCAGCATTATATTAAATGGAGAAATATTATGAAAATATCAAAAAAAACTGATGAGTTTAATCAAGCTGTTTTTGAATTTGTTAAACAATATGTTAAACAAAATGAAAGAGGTGAGTATTTATGCAAATCATGTAATGAAATAGCACAAGTTCAAAAATATGTAGTTGAAGGTACATATATTGAAGAATTAGATACATTTCTAACGACATCATTGACTGTTAATCAAAATTTAGAAGAATTATCAAAATATTCTAAATATAAAAGAACTATTAGAAATATTGAAAAAAACATTGAAAAATTTGCTTTTTCAACTGATATATTGGCTTTTTTGGGAAATACACCAGTAATAAAATTAAGGAGAAAAATGATTATTAAAGATGTTATTGATTTAATATTGATTCATACTGAGTGGTTAAGAAAACAACCTAAAGATAGAATAGAACAATCAACTAAAAAATACGGTATTAATAAAGAATTAACCAATCTTTTCTTCTTTGAATTAAAAGATGAAATTTTCTTAACAACATCACAAGAAACAGATTACTATAAAATAATTAAATATAATAATATTATGGCATATTTAACATTCATAATTTTAATTGAAATTAATTCTGGTCAAATTCTTAGTTTAAGAGAAGATAAAAGATATAATTACTTTTTATTTCAAAAAATTGGTTCTAACTTTTTTTCAAATATTTTTTTAAGAATTAATCAAAAAGAAAAAATAGAATTAAATAAATTACCATTGTTTTCATATGTTTTATATTATTTATCAGGAATGTTATTAGCTAATAGATTATGGTTATATAATGATAATTCAACAGAAACTAAAGATAAACAAATGTTTTCAATAAATATTCAAAAAAGTATAATACATACAGTAATTGATTTAATTAACAGTATTGTAGAAGCAAATTTTGAAAAAAATAAAAACTTTTTATATGAAATTATTAATAATAGAATTAGTGTTAAACTAAATCATACATTTAATGATACTCAATTATTAAAACGTGTAGAAGTAAATACTATGAAAAATATTAGGTTTGATGAATCTACTAGAAAAATAACTTTTCTAACAAATAAAATTAGTTCTGTTCCATTAAATTTAGAATTAAAAATTATTGAAAAACAAAGAGAAGTTTGTGATTTTTCAGTTAGTGAATTAGAAAAAATTCCTCAATATGGTGATTATAACACAGTAGATATTTTAACAAATTGTCCAGATGGAAAATTTCATTCTTGGATAAGTAAATCAGGTGACTTAGAATGTAGTCTGTGTTCAAGGTCTTACAATGAATTATTAAAAGATGTTGAAACATCATCTAGTGAAAAATCTAATTTTGAATATCTAAATAAAATAAATATTATTAATTATAGGAAATTAGCTAAAAAATACTGCTTAAATGGTAATTTGCACGAAATAGATACCAATAATATATGTAAAAAATGTAATAAAAATATAGAAGAATTTCAACCATCGGAAAAAGAATTAAAACAATTAGAGAAAAACTTGGAGGTTAAATTAACTGAGAAAACAATTAATGAAATAAATTTTATCAGAAAATATAATGAAAATATTGATAAAGACAATCATGTTTCAATAAAAATAATAAAAAAATTATCTAAACGTTTTGAAACTGAAACAAATAATAAATTTGAAAATTATATTTATAATTTTATTGATAGATTAAGTAAAATATTAGGATCAAAAATAAAAATTAATGACAAAATAATTTATTTAAAAGAAACAGTCTACCTAATAGATCATGATTATTTAGGAAATAATATTAAAGAAAATATTTTCATTTTATCATCAGAAGACAAAATATTATTAGCTCCTATGCATAATTCATTTAATAAAGATGTTTTATATTATAAAGATAAAGCAAATAAGGTTTATGTATATTACGATTCAATTACAATGCAATATTTAGGATACAGTGAAGATAATAAAATAATTAAAAAAAATAGAAATAATTCATCTTTAAAAATAGAATTATCTATTAAAGATTGTATCATGTATATGGGTTTTGAAAATCAATATTATAATATTTATCATATTAATAAAGAATTTCAAAAAAATTTACCGAATGAATTAGGAGAAAATAGTAAAGATATATTATTAGATATTATTAGAAATAGAATGAATAATTTAAAACAAATAATTTTACGTACTCAATCAATAATTCATAATGTTAGGAATAGTGGTAATATTACATCTATTTATAATACCAATGAAAAAGAAATATTGAATGAATTTACAAAAAAATTAAAAATGTTTAACCTTAAAGATGAATCAAATCATAATAATATATTTAAACACTATAAATATATAAATTCAAAATTACCTGTTAAATATAATATTCCCAATATTAACATTAAATTGAACAAAAATTATTTGGATATAAATATTATTAATTCATTAAATAATTCTGATATTAAATTACTATTTTATTTAATATTTAATTTTAATAGATTACTTGATTATAATAAACAACCAGTTATACAATCTGAATTAGCACATTTAATTATTAAAATTATTAGATATTCATTTAATATATATTATAGACCTTATTCTAATTACAATATTAGAAAATTTGACTTTTTATTGATTACTGAAACACCATATATTGATGAAAGATTAAAAATTATTGGACATTATCAAGAATTATTAACTCAACAAGAAATTGATGATCCAAATATTAAAAATGAAAAATATTCAGATCAAGAAGCCTTCAATTCTTTAGATATTGATGATTATGAACAAGATGATGATATTGATGGTACTGCAGAAGCTTTAGATGGATATGAATAAATATAAAATAAAAATATATAAATTTATTTCTGATAAAATTATTTTAAAATCCAATATTTTATATGGTCATAATATTATTCATTTTAAATTTTATTAATAATTAATTTGTAGTTAAGATAGTATTTTAATTCAAAATATAAAAAAAGCATTAAATTTTGTTAGAAAACTTTAAAATATAATTAAAAAAATTTATTAATAATTATTTCTAATTATATTTATATTATGAATTCTTTTAATTCATTTGTTAATAATAATCTTGGATGGGTACATAATAACAAAATGGTTTTACCTGTAGTTTCTTTAATTTTAGGAATGTATGCAGCATTAGCTCGTCCTAAATTACCTAAATTTATTGAAAAATTATTTGAAAATACTGTTTTTCGTATTATTTTAATTTCTTACTTAATTTATCGTGGTAATCAAGATCCTCAATTATCAATAATGATTGCTGCAGCTTTCTTAATTACCATGCATTTGATTAATAAACAAAAAGTATCAAGAATTAATTTGAAAAAGGTAGGAAGGAGAGCGTTGAGAAAGGCAAAAAAAATGGCGTTGAAAAAAGTTAAAAAGATTGCTAAAGTTAGAGAAGGAATGGAAGACAGTGTTGAAGAAGGAATGGAAGACAGTGTTGAAGAAGGAATGGAAGACAGTGTTGAAGAAGGAATGGAAGACAGTGTTGAAGAAGGCATGGAAGACAGTGTTGAAGAAGGCATGGAAGACAGTGTCGAAGAAGGCATGGAAGACAGTGTCGAAGAAGGCATGGAAGACAGTGTCGAAGAAGGTATGGAAGACAGCGTTGAAGAAGGAATGGAAGACAGCGTTGAAGAAGGAATGGAAGACAATGTTGAAGAAGGCATGGAAGACATTGTTGAATGAATGGGGCTCAGTAGGAACTGCTCATCACCGTTTTTCCCGGAGGGTCATAGGATCTGTAGACTATAACTCATTTATTTTAATTTGAAGATATGTTATTATATTTATTTAATAATGAATATAATAGCTAACATTATTCAGTATTTTTCCTTGGTCAGTTATAGATAATTACTCTAAAGAGGATCCCGAATGGTCTACCTTGATTATAAGCTACAAATAGCCGTTTATTATAGGTAGTAATATAAATGGCTTTCGATAGGATTTTTAACGGCTACCTTTTAATTTCCGTTAATAAGGAAACCCATCATATAGAAAGCTTTAATTAGGTAAGGCGGTGCTATCTTAAGAGCTGTTAAATAATATATAATTAATTATATATTAAATGTCTAAACATAAAAGTGAAGATTATAAAATTACTATGGACGAGCACTTGAGAATTACACATGCTCGAGGGCATATATGCCCGAGCAGCTCAAAGAGCTTGCTCTTGTTAAATAGTTAAAAAGAGAAATATAAATAATTTTTGTTACTCTACAATTAAATTTAGTAATTCATCATATGTTTTATCATTTGAATGTTTAACACATAATAAAATTTTTTCTTTTAATAATTGTTTTTTGTTATTATACTCAATTCCAAAATAATTTGAATATTCTTTAGGATATAATAATTTACACCGCTGAAGATTTAAAATGCCTATTTTTTTATAAATCAACTTAAAGAAAAAATATTATAATAACAATGAATAGTAAGAGGTCTATGATGACTTGTTCGTGCAGTTCCTGCTTTTCTCTTATAAAAAGAGCATATAAGGTAGGAATAATAAAAGATACACATTAAAACTCATCAGTTATGGTTGTCGCCCTAACAAACCCATAATTTACACGCTCTGCAACGGGCAAACCTTGGATATTTTTGTTGTTTAAAATCGGCATTTTAAATCTTCAAGGGTGTAAAAATTAAGCAAATAAATTGTGTTTTGAGATATTCTGTTTCCGGAAGATATCTAAAAATGTTATCATATTTTTCCGTATGTTCTTCTTTTATTTTATCAATAAATTGGTTCAATTCTTCTCTAGTTGGTTTATGTTTTTCAATATTACTCGTTATACAAAATCTTTCAACAATATTAATTAAATCACTCATCATATCAGTTTTATAATATGATTTTATTTCTTTTCTTTCAATGTCTAAAAGTGAATCTGGATATTTATTATTAGTAATATTGCCATAATCTATTCAATACCATTGATATCCAATATCATTTTTTTTAAACATAATATTACTAATACTAACATCAGTATGAATAAATCCTAATTTTCTATAAATATTTATAGATTCAATTATTTGTATTAAAAAATCTAATAATAATTCTTCATTATTTTTAACTTCATCTTTAATACTGGCAAATGTTCCATCTAAAACTGGTTTATATAATAAATAATAACAATTAGGTTGTGAATTTTTTCTAATAAATCTAGCTTTTCTTTTTTCATCTGTTTTTTGTAGAATTATATTTGTTTTAGAATGAGTGAATACACAATTTTTGATTATACCATGATTTTCTAAAAACCATAAATTTATTTGGATATTTTTTAGCAACTAATTTATTAAAATCTATTTGTCTATAATATTCACTTTCAAATTTATTATTTTCATTATATTGATCCATTTTTTCTAATTTCAAAACCAATAATTTATTTTTATTGTTTTTAACTATATAACTATCACCATTTAATCCACTATCTAAATTTTGAACCTAATCAATTTTAATTTTTTTAGTAATATATCAATACTATTGATACTCAATTCATTAATATTTTAATTTTTTCCTACCACCAATTTGATTATTTACATTTATATTTTTTAATTCCAAATATTTTGTCTTGTATTTTATATATTTATCTTTATAATCCATTATATAATATTAATGATAAAAAAAAATATTGTTGAAAATGAATTAAAAATATCATTTTTTGTTGAGTAAAATCGGCATTTTAAATTTTCAAGGGTGTAAATACGCACCGCTCTAAATGTGTAAAAGAGTAATAAAATTATTATTTTATAAAATATATTTTATAAAATAATTATTTAATTATTATTTAAAACCTAATTAGTATTAATTACTAAATGACAGGAGGTTTACTTCAAATAGTTACATCAGGTAAACAAGATATTTATTTAACAATTAATCCAGAAATAACATTTTTTAAGAAAGTATTCAGAAGATATACTAATTTTTCTCTAGAATTAATTGAATTTTTACCAGAATATTTACCTAATTATAATGATAATGTGGTATTTAAAATTAATAAAGGTGATGTTATTCATAGATGTTATTTAGAAGTAGAATTAGATAAACTACAATTTAATGATGATTTAATTGAAAATTTAGATTACATTTCAAGAAAAAAATTAATAAAAGATAATTTAAAAAAAACAATAAGAGAGTGGGAAGAAAAATATAACAATTTAAAAAATTATGTAGATTTAATAATGAAACTATATAGAAATTTAGAAACTTTATTAAATTTAGATAATATAAATATTAATTTTCTAAAAGATGAAGTATCAAAATTTAATTATTTAAATATTGAAAAAAAAATTTTATATATCAAAAAAGTAGAAGAAGTAATTTTTAAAAAAATAGATATTTCTTTATATATAAATAATATAACAAAATTAGTAACTAATAAAGAAGAAAATTATGATAAAAATATATATATTAGTAAATTTGAAATAAAATATGAATTAAAAAAAATGTATATGACAATGATTGAATATTTATCCTTTTATAATAATAATGCTTTAAAATATAAAGAAGAACTAAATAGTATAGATTTTATAGATTTTAATTTTGCAAATTATTTAGGACATAATTATTTTAAATATTTCTTTTTAGAAATAGGGGGAATCAAAGTAGCAGAATACTCCAGTGATGTACTTCATATAAATCAAATGCATTACATTAAAAATGATAATTTTAATAATTATTTAGAAATGATAGGACATATTCCATCATTATATGAATTTAACATTAATGAAAAAGGAAATATAAAAATAAATATTCCATTAATTTTTTGGTTTAATAAGGACACAGGTTTATCATTACCATTAGTTGCCTTACAATATTCAAATATAGTTATTGGAGCAGAAATAAGCGATATTAACGATATTATTTCTTTCGTAGATTTTGAAAAAATGTTTGATAAAATAACTGTATTAACTGTTGATATTGATCAAAATTTTAGTTATAAATTTAATAAAGAATTAATTACAACTTCAAAGAAAGTAAATATAAATTCTAAAAGTATAACATACTATTGTTCATACATAAATGATGAATTTTTAAAAATAAAATATCCAGAATTGTCGTCAAATGATAGACAAATCATTCTTGAAAAAAATGGTACACTATTTACTAAAAATCAGATAACAAAAATAATGAATCCAAATTTAGATGATTTGAAAATAGAAAATATGAATCTATCAACTGGAAACCAACAAAGTTATTTAATCAATAAAATACAATGGGTTGGATTAATGAATGATATAAAAAACCCAATTTATAAAAAAATCGCACCGATAATTGGATCTTATTATCCATATATTGATTTTAATAGATACTTAAGTAAAATAACTTCAATTAATAATAATCCAAAAATAAAATTAATTGCGGAAGTAGTTTTTTTGGATGATATAGAGAGAGAAAAATTTGCTGACTCAAAATTAGAATATGTAATTGAAACAATAGAAGAAGATAAAATTTCAATTATTGAAAAAAATCAATTTGAATATGAATTAAGTTTTGGAAAACCAATAAAAGAATTAATATGGTATATTCAACCAAGTATATATCCTAAAAAGTTTTCAATATATGGTCAAAATTTTAGTAAATTATATAATTATGAAAATTATTTTAAAAATGATCCAATACTAAGACAAAAATTAATATTTAATCAATTAGATTTATTATTAAATAAAGTTGATTTAAACTATTATATTTATGTAATGTCATATAAATATTTAAATAATATGTTACCAAAGGGTTTATATTATTATTCTTTTAGTTTATATCCAGAAGAATCACAACCATCTGGTACTTTTAATTTAAGACAAATAAAAGGAAAACAATATAAATTAGAATTAAATTCAATATTTATGGATGAACTAGAAAATTTAAATAAAATTATATATAAAGCAGATTATAAAAAAGAATTAAAATTACATTTCATAGCAAAAAGTTATAATTTTTTTACAATAGAGAATGGAAATGGTAAACTTTTATTTTATTAATTAGAACCAGAATATAATTTAATATCATCTATTTCAGTTTCTGAATTAATATTAATAGTATTAATATTTATAATAAGTGGATTGTATAAGTTATTTAACTTATTACAAACTAAATAATAACTATTAAATAATTTTATTATTTGATTTAATAAGTCATTAAATTTATCAAAAATAACAACAATATATTTAATTATATTTTCATTAGATAATCTTATAAAATCATTTATTTTTAATAATGGAATTCCTAAAGTAAGAAATAATTTAGAACCAAATATATTTAAAATACTAATTAATCTTTCAATTAAATCATCAATAATTATATTTCTATCTATTTTATTATTTTTAAGAATTGTCCCAACTTTATAATGCAATGGTATCCCGCCTTTTGAACAATCGTATAAACTCAAAAAATAATTTTTAGTTATTGTCAGGAAATCAATTTGTTCATTAAGTGATAATTCCCAAAATTTTTTATTATCAAAAATATCATTCCATTTTTTAAGTGAAATAACTAATGAAATTTTTTTTTTCATTAATTTATAAAAATCATTTAAAACAGTCCAAGATAAATGTTTATATTTTAATTCTAAAATAAATAAATTTTTTAAATTATAGTTAGTACCAATATTAGTATGATATTTTAAAAAAATTCTTAAAATTATACTAAAATTAACATCATCTATTTCATTAATATATGAAATTAATTTAAATAAAAAAACAAGTGGAAATTTAATTTGACTTATCTCATTACAAGTTTTTTCAATATCTATATCTTTCATTAAAATAACAATGAAATAAATATTATATCAAAACTATATTTATTTTCTAAATAAAGGATTTTTAAATCCACATTTACATATTCGTTCTGAAAATCTAACTCGACACATCGGACATAAAATTGAATTTACAGGATTAATTACTTTATCATGTTCTTTTTTAATTTCAATTTTAGTTTTATTTTCAGATCCCATCATATCTAATACTGATACACATGCATTACAAATAATATAACCATTTCGTATATTTGAAATATTATTGGATGATTTACAGTTTTCATCTGGTCTAACACAAATTATGTTGCATACAGAACAATTCATTAAATAATACTCCAAAATATTTTTTATATATTTATATTAGAAACTAATTCAAAATATTTAATATCATTTATTTTTTTTTTAATATATAATATTATAGATAATTATGGGAAGTAAACAAATTTCCTTACCTGAAAATATATATAATATAAATTATATATTTGAAAAAAATATAAAACAAGAAGATAATCCATTTAAGTTTTTTAAAAAAATTTATGGTTTAGATTTATATTTAGCTAGAAACATAAATAATTTAAATTACTATTATATTGACTTTCCAATTAATAAAAATATTAATCCAAATTTTGTAATAAAGTATTTTAAAAATATTGATTATAGAAATGCATTTTCTCACGAGTCTCTAAATTTTTATATAACTAGTAAAATAAGTGATAATAGTTGGAAAGAAGATGAAATATACAAAGGACATAAAACTAATTATAATGTAATTATGACTAATTTTAGTATATTTTTTTACAGTAATGTAAATTTTTTTAATACTAATGTATCTCAAGCAAAATACTATATGAGTTATAAAATTTTTAGTAATCCTATAAATTATATTTTAAGATTCGAGTTAGTTTTAAATAATATGGATTTAGATCAAGATATTGATATTAATGTTTATGTAAATATGATTTATAATTTATTGAAAACAATTCATAAAAAATTCCAAACTAATTTGGATATAATAATCGAAGAACAAGAAATTAAACCAAAAGTAGAAATACCAAAAATAGAAAAACCATGGTGGGAAATATTTGTATGGTGTTCAAATAGTAGAAAAGAAAAGCCTACTTTTGTTGATGCAGAAACTCAAACTAATACAAGTTAAGATATCAATAAAAAATGAAATTTAACTATATAAACATTTAATTTAATTAACTATTAATAAATTAAATGGGTGTACCAGGATTTTTCTTATGGTTAATGAAAAACTACAAAAAAGAAGGTTTTGTTTTTTCTAAAGAACGACTTTCAATGGTCGATATTAAAAAATTAAATAATCAAGAACAAATTGATAAAGCATTAAAAACTAATCTATATGTTGAACCTTTATTAAATGATGTTAATTCGATTGATTGGTTTTTAATTGATGCCAACTGTTTAATTCATCCAGTCTGTTTTAAGGTTGTAGCTGAAAATCCAGATCTAAAAGATAATGCAAAATTAGAAGCCAAAATGATGATATCAGTTTTAAGTTATTTAGATAAAATTATTCAATATGTTAATCCAAAAAAAGGAGTATATTTAGCAATAG